CTGCGCCGCCGTCATGCTGGCCTCCCGACGTCGAGGCAGGCCGGGCGTGCCGGCACCCGCACGTCGTCGTGGTCGCTCGCATGGACGTGCGAGGCGGCGGCCCACCGGGCGACAAGGCCGCGCTCGAGCAGCGACCAGCCGCGGATCCAGTCGAGGCGGGGCGCGAGCGCGGCCTCGTCGGCGGCGTCCTCGGGCCACATGCCGACGAGCAGCAGCAGGTCGTGCAGCGTCGCCGCGCCCTGCTCGTGGAAGAACTCCCACGCGTCGGCCCGCGCCTGCGGTTCGGTCGCTTCGGTGTCGCTGCTCTCGCCGTTGCTCCACTCCCACCGCGAGACCCGGCCCATGAACTCGCCGAGGACCTCGCCGTCGTCGCCGAAGTCGTCGTAGGACGTGTCGCGCAACTCGAACCCCGGCGGCAGGGCGGCGAGCTGGTGGTCAGCCCAGGCGGCGGCGTGCGCCGCGGCCTCGTCGGCGCACAGCTCGCCCTTGCCCGCTCCCCCCTCGGCCCGGGCGGCGGCCGCGGCGATCGCCTCCCCGGGGCGGCACCAGACCCACCCGACCGGCGGGTCCTCGAGGTCGAGCGCGTCCGTGCGCAGCACGCCGGCGGCGAGGGCGGCGAGCGAGCCCGCGAGCACCGGCGCGAGGTGGTAGCCGGGCGGCGGCTCGGCGAGGTCGAGCCCGTCGTCGTCCTGCGCGGCCGGCAGCGTCCGGCAGCGGCAGGCGTAGGCCATCGGGCACGGGTGCCCGCTGTCGCACAGGCCACCGCACCCGCAGCAAACATGCCCGCCGCCGAGCCGCGGCCGCGCGCGGGTCTCGTCGAGGTCGTCAAGGCCGAGGGCGAGCAGCACGTCGGACGGGTCAGCATCGAAGCAGTCGGCGACGCCGCCGATGAAGCTGCGGATCTCTTCGTTGTCGAGGCGGCCGCGCTCGGCGATCGCCGCGGTCGCGGCCTCGCAGGTTGAGCGCAGGATCGCGGCGGCGAAGCCAGGCATCACAGTTCGATCAGTCATCACGCTCCGAGGATGCCGCCCAGGTCGCGGCCGGTGTTGAGGTTGGACCAGGCCCGGAACAGCGGGGCGAGCTTGGCGTCGACGGTGGTGTGCGGGGTCTCGGTCTGCTCGCGCAGGAACTTGCCGAGCTCGGCGCCCGCGATCTCGACGCGGCGCAGCAGCTCGCGCTGCCGCTCGAGGCGCCGGTTCCGGATCGCGTGCAGGTTGGCGCCGGCCTCGTCGGCCTCGCGCGCGGCGCGGTCGTCCTCGAGGATCTGTGATCCATCTGTGATCCAGGCGCGGACCCGGGCGAGGGCGCGCTCGACGGTCATCACCGCCTCGTCGGCGTCGGCCGCGATCACGACCTCCTGCCGGATCGCGTCGCGGCCCTGGCCGACGCCGAGGGTGTAGCGGACGCCGACCTTGAGCTCGAGCTCGGCGTCGAACGGCTGGTCGCCGCGGTGCTGGCCGATCTCGCCGATCTTGATGAAGTTGCCCGGCGCGTCGCGCAGCCACCAGAAGCCGCTGCGCCCGTGGCACGCGGCGAACTGCGCCGGGGTCAGGTTCCTGTCGCTGCGGACTCGGACGCGGCGCAGCATGTCAGGCGTCCTCCGAGGTGTTGCGCAGGTACGCGGCGAGGGCCTTGCGGGCACCGTCCGCGGCGTTGTTGAGGGCGCCCGCGAGGGTCTCCGGGGCGATCGGGTCCAGGCTCGGGCCGGGCGTGGTGTTCGGCACCACGACCGGGCGCATGACCCATCCGGTGTAGCGGGTCCACAACTGGACCGCGAGCTTGCCGCAGAAGCCGCAGGTCTCGTCGTGGCTGCTGTAGAACGCGACCTCGGCGTCGAGGCGGAGCAGCCCCGGGTCGATCAGCATGATCTCCTCGGCGCGCTCGAGGTCGATGTCGTGCTCGGCGGGGCCGAGCGCGTCGCCGAACTTGTGGAGGGTCAGGGAGACGCCGTCGCCGGCGAGATCTCGGGCGACGGCGTCAATCGCCGCGCGGCCCGTGAGGCCGAGCGTGACGGTGTGCGTGGGGACGCGAGAGTGCGTGGACATATAGCGGGCATAATCCTTAGCCCGCCGCGTGTCAACCTACTTTCATCCGCCCGGTTTCAGGGCGCCGACCACGTCCTCCAAGACCGGCTCCGCGTAACAGCGGCAGTTGATCGGCTGGCCGGGGTGCCCGTCCGCCGGCGCCTGGTCCCACCGGAAGATCTTGCCCTCGCGCAGCGCGTGCGCCGTCCGGACCCGGGCGTCTCCCACGGTGCGCCAGCGGTAGCGTTTGATCCCGAGCGCGTCCTGCCGGGCCTGTACGACCTGCCCCTGCAGCGACGCGATCTGGTCGCGGGCGATGAACTTCGCCCGGCGCTGCGCGACGCCGGTCGCCTCGACGAGCCGCTCGGCGACGACCGACGCCCGCGAGCCCGCGCGGAACCCCTCGTCGACCAGCTCGGCGACGCGGTCGAGGTGCTCCTCGGCGATCGACCTGATGAGCTTGGCGTTCGCCTTCGCCCAGGTGTCCCGCTTGGCGCGCGAGAACCCGGTGTCTGCCGCGAGCACCCATGCCTCGGCGTTCTCGGGCAGCGGGTCGGGCGTCACCTCGATCGCGCGGGCGACCTGGGCGATCGTCGCTTTCTCGTTCAGGCGGTCGACGCCGTCGACGATCCGCTCGAGCGGGATGTTGCCGACGATCCGCTTGGTGGTCCACCGGGCGAGCACCGCCTCGCGCATCGTCTGCAGCTTCGCGGCGAGCTGCTTGCGGCGCTCCTCGGCGAGTCGGGCCCGCGAAGCGTCGGCGGTGTAGTCGTCGAGCATGTCGGCGAGGTTCTGCGCCAGCCCGGCGAGGTCCTCGAGCAGCGGCCGCAGGGCGGCGCGGTACTGCCGCTCGAAGGCGTCGGGGTAGGGCGTGATCGGCAGCCGCGCCGCGTCGCGGCGCGGCGGCGGGCGGTCGAGCAGCAGCGGCGCCTCGCAGCCGCACACCACGACGCCAAGGACCTGCACCGCTACGCCGCCTCCGCCACCGGCGGATCGATCTGCGCGCGCTTGGTGGTCGTCGCGCGCATGATCTCCTGCAGGCTGACGACGTAGCGGCCGTTGACCTGATAGCTGTTGATCGCGCCGCTCTTGATCATCGTGCGGATCGAGTTCGGCCCGACCCCGAAGTGTGCGGCGGCCTCGCCGGTCGTCATCGGCGTCTCGTTTGCGGGGAACGGCCGCGCCTCGTCGTCCTCGCCGGCGATGTCGAGGCCGCCCTCTTCGTCGGCGTCCAGGTCGTAGAACTCGGCGAGGGTCGGGTCGCTGCCGAACTGCGCCGGGGTGAGCTGGCCGGTCATCCAGTCGGTGCTGCGCGCCTGGGCGTGCTGCAGGCGGATGGCGGCCCGCTCGGCGTCGCTGGGGGTCCACAGCGGCTTCGGCTCGACGCTCCACACGTCCGGCTCCTCGCCGGCGGTCGGCCCGAACCGTGCGCACAGCAGCAACCGCAGGATGTAGCAGAAGGCCGGCAGCAGATAGTCCTCCTGCTCGCCGCCGATGAAGTCGTAGTAGCCGCGGATCTCGCCGGCGTTCTCGCCGTCGCCGAGGCCGCCGGGCGACTGACCGCGCAGGATGGACTTAGGGATCCACGTCGACGCCTGCAGTTCGTCGATCTGCAGCGACACGACGTCGGCCAGGCCGGCGATCGAGCGCGTCAGCGGGACCATGTCCTCGGTCGTGTCGAGGAAGATCTTGCTGAGCGTGCCGACCGTCGAGCGCATGCGATCGGCGCGCTCCTGCAGCGCCGCCTTCTCGCCGTTCTTCACCATGGCGTGAAAGCCGTTGATCTTGACGACGTCGACCGCGAACGACGAGAGGATCGTCGAGACGTTGGCGAGCGCGTGCCCCTTGGCGCGCAGGGCGTTCCAGATCCGATCGATCTCCGACACGCCCCACCCGCTGCACAGGGTGCGGTCGCGGATCGACAGGTCTCCGCTGACGAACGGGATCAAGCGGTCGCGGTGGATCAGGTTCAGCGACCCGCGCGAGCCCTGCGTGTGGACGTAGTAGTAGAGCGGCTCGCCGAAGTAGGGCAGCGACGGATCCCACTGCCACTGCGCCGGCGTCACCTGCCACCGCTCGAGCACGTGGATCGTGTGCAGCCGCTTGACCCCGCGCCAGTCGATCGGCTGGTTGTGCGTCCGCCCGTCGTCGACGACGAGGAACAGCGCGGCCCCGCCGTCTTTGCGCATCCAGCGGTACGCGAGGCCGATCTTGCGCATCACCTGAAGGTCCTGCAGGCAGGACTCCAGGGGTTGCTGGTCGAAGCCCTCGAACCCCTTGAGCGTGACGCCGCGGCGCACGAGGTCTTTGCTCGGGCGATCGACGACGATCCGCGTGGTCGGCTCGAACAGGTACAGGTTCCGCCGCA